CTGCCGCCGTTGCTAAAGTATTACTAAATACTCCTGCAACCGTCGGGTGTTGAGTACTAAATAAAGTTACAGCGTCTCCAGTCTTAAAGGTACCTGATGGTAAACCATTAATTAATGGATTGACTGCTTTTACTTCTTTAGCATTGCTCATAGATCTTGCTAAAGCTTTTGTATAACGAGAAGCAATTCTATCGTAGAGATTATCTTCGATAGCTTCTTCTGTTATTGCAAATGCTAATGCAATTGTTTCCATGGTGTAACGAGCAGTGTAAGTTTCTTGCGCGTCGTCATACGCAATTCCTTGACCTTCTGCTTTGACATCTGCGTTTGCGAATCCTGATAACATTACTTCCTCTTCGAAAGCTCTGTCACTAGACTCAGTCACGTAGATCTCAGCTGACTCATTATCATACCGTTTGTACTCCAGCCCAAATAGTGCATTTAGGCCAGGTTCTAGTTCTTTAACTAGCTGTGCTCGTGATATTGCCATTATATGCTCCTATTATGATGCCCAAGTGATACCTGCAGAACCAGTGTTTTGTAAGTATTGGTTGAGGTTGTTAACAACGACAACTGAAGCGTATGCTGCAGTAATGTCATTATTTTCAGGATCCTCAGCTTTTCTTATAATTCTCCACTGATTATTGCTAACATGTAAGTTAGAAAAGTCTAATGTATTAGTACATTGTCCAGAAATTTCACTTCCTGTTGGATCTGCTGCTGAAAAGGAGATAGTTTCTCCAAAATCAACTTGTCCACCGCTCATTATTGCAGACACAGAGCCCACATATAATTGGAACGGATTGTCTATTACAAAACACTCTAGGTTTTCACTATTGGCTGGAGTAATCGGTTGATTGTACCAGTTAGCCCACGTCGGTTTTAAAGTTGTCGACGCGTTATAAAAGATACCGTTAAACACACCAAGGCATGTATAAGTACGTGTACTTGATGCTTGTTCAATAAATCCTGCTACTACTCTAACAGTACATCCTTGAAAAAGATCAGAGTCACTATACGCCGCTTCGAGTACGTATTTAGATTGCCCACCAGTAGCTGGGGTTGAACCCAACGTACCAAGAGGAATTAAACCGAACCCAGCGACATTACGATTTGCCATAGTATTACTCCTAAATGTTTACAGTTTTACCTGTAAACGGTTAAAAAATTCGTTGGTAGGGAATTGGTTGTTATCCCGAGAAAACTAGGTTTTCTTTGTACCACCGAAGGTTACACGAGACTGCCTGTCAATATTGATAGGCATCCTCTTATCCTGCTCCTTCATAAGATCGTGTTCTATAGCTTCGTTTTGGTCTGTATGACGTCGTGTCATATAGTCTGTACGTTGCTGCGCAATCTCTTCTGGAACCTTTGCAAGCAAAAGGCCACCGACCCCTACTACCCCCTTGTATCGACCTTCGTCGATGACTGGATAGTCTGAAGCATTTTCGATTTCTTCAGCACGAACAAGTTCGTATCCTTCTCTTATTCGTCCTTGGATATTTTTCGTATCCGAAAATCCCATGACTTCAGCTCTGATCCATCTGTACCTAAATCCTTTAGGCGCAGGAGGTGCATCTAGAGATGATGGAGGAACCCACACTTTTGGTCTTTCAGATTTGGACCGTGTTTGGCTCGCACGAGGTTGTTTTGTATCTTCTTTTTTCATACGCTTATACTACTCCCTTCGTGTTTTTTAATTGTTTTGCGTACTCTTCGAGTGGCACTCCTAATTTTTTCGCGATAGCGACCTGTGAAGAAGTGAGTCTCACAGTTTTGCGACCAGGGTTTATGCTTCTTTTAGCGGAAGCCACCGTCTGAACGGGTTCGGTCGTTTGTCTATTATCACTAGTACCAAACTTATGCGGAAAGTCAACACGAATTCTTTTATCTACTTCAGCATAATATTCATCCGATTTAGGATCAAAACCTTCCTTGTCCACTAAATCTTTATGAATTTCGAACGCAGTAAATGGCATGGCTCGATTTTGACCAAACCATGAGTTTTTTCCAGCCCAAGCGTCAGCCTGTGGATCAGAAGCAGGAAGCTGAGAAGCGGGTTGTTGAGGTTCTCTGACATCAGCAGGTCGTGCTGGTGCTTCTTCTCGTATCTCTTTGCTTTGTTCTAATCTAGCATTGTCAAATGCTAAGGTAGCGATCCGTTTATTCGCTTCAACTTGTGCTTTAGCGTCTCCAGATTCAATGGCTCGAGCCAATTCTTTTTGGGCTGAATCCATTCCTTCTTTAACGCTCGACTCAAACTTTTTAATATATTCAGAGTCTGTCTTAACAAAACGTTGTTCTAACGTCTTGCGACTTTCGTCAGCTGCTCTCGCATATTCCGTAGCCGCGTCACGCTGTCTTTCAGCTTCACGCATCTTACGGGTAAGTTTAGAAATACGAGACTGAACCCCCTTGCTATATTCTTCAAGTTGTTCGTCGTCTTGTTTTTGTTCTTTCTTAATTTCTTTAACAGTTTCTGTTTCTGTTTCTTCTACCTTGGTTTCTGGTTCTTGTTCCGTGGCTTCTGTCTCTACGACTCCTTCTTCTTTTACTTTTTCTTCAGCAACATCAACCTCGGCCCCTGGGCCAGACGTATCAATGTCGACTGATTTCTTGCTCTTTTCTTCAGGCATAGTTTCCTCCTATGTTAAAATTCATGCAAGAGATCCTCTGGACTCTTGATGGTTGCTAAAATTTCGTCGTCATTCAGCAGACGTACTTCTCCACCTTCAATCTTAATTCTGGATCCAGCATATCGGGCAAACATTACCCAATCTCCCTTCTTGCACCACGGACCTTCAGGATAACGTTCCTTGTCCTGGTAGCATTGTGGACCCATTGCCAAAACTAGACCGCATTGCGAAGCTACTTGTTGTCGTTCTAAAGTAGCCTCCGCTAATACTAATCCACCTTTGGTTTTATCTTTCACGTTGAAGGGTAAAACTAAAAGTCGCCAACCTGTCGGTTTGGGCAGGTTTGCGTCTTGACGCTTATACTTTTCTTCTAATGCTGGTTTATGTTTTGGGAGGTTTGATGTCGATGACTGTTCCTTCACTTTTTTGCTCCTTGTTATCCAGCAGGTTAGAGAGTTCCTGTCGTGTTGCCTCTAAGGCATTTATTTGTCCTATTATATACTTATAAGACTCCATGTTGTCAACCCCACCTGATGTAATTGATATAGATAAATCTTGAATCCGTTTTGTTAAAAAACGATTGAGTTGTATAATAGTGCTTTCTAAATCCATTAATTCTTTCTTATGGTTTTATTTTATCTCCGTAAAATTCTTCTAAACTCTTATTATTAACTTTAACATCTCCTAGTTTACTATTCATATAGCTACCATTATAAGGAGTATTAACCCCTCTAGGCGTCATTAATTTAGATGTCCAGCCTTGTTTGTTGTTTTTAAATTGAGTTTTAATTCTTGTAGCCATTACCAGCCTGTTTTTGCTTTTTTCTTGAATGTTCTTGCCAGCGCCTTACGTGCTGGTGTGCAAGTCTTTTTAGTCATTGGGGTACAGTAGCCTTTGTGTTTAGGGTTTACTGCTTTTTGAATCCATTTCTTGTCAGAGCCACCTTTCTTAAGGCCTATTCTTCCGCCTTCAGCTTTTTTGTCTGCTGAAATTAATCTTTTTATTCTACGTGTTCCTGAAGCTATTCTTCCTTCTTTTGTAGAATGAGGTTTAGCTTTTTCACTTCCTCCAGCTGCTTCCGTGAACGTTTTAGCTGCTTTTCTAGCAGCTGACATAACACCACCAACAGCTTTACCTTTTCTCTTATGAATATCCTGCATCATAAATTCATGTGTTCCTGGTTTAGGTCCAGTGCCCCATGGTTTGCCACCTTTCTTAAGGCCTACTCTTCCACCAGTTTTATAACCACGATTCAATTCTCCATGAACCCTGGATATTTCAGCTCTACGATTTGGATTAGATGGTTCAGCTTCAACACGACCTAATTGTTCTAAAAGGTTCGTACGTCCACCGCCAAATTTTTTTGTTCTTCCACCATGACGATAGTTTGCTATTTTACTTCGGCCTTTAATTTCTATTCCAGGCATTATTTATCAAATCCTTTTTTATGCCAAATGCCAGTCCCTTTACCTTTATAATTTTTTAATTCTTTTGCCTGACCTGTTGCTTCCATATGTTTAAGAGTTTTCTTACCTTCTTTAATATCTTTTACAGCTTTATCAATTTTACCACTACGTTTAAGACTGAAATGAGTTTTTACTATCCTTGCTCTTTCTCCAGGATCTTTTTTACCTGCACCTACGTACCAAGGTACTTTACCTGACATAGGTTTAACACCCGTAATCGTTTTTCCTCGCTTACCGTGTTTAATACGATGAGCTCGAAGTGCTTTACCAAAACCCTTGATCGCTTTACCTACGATACTTCCCATTATAAATTCCTATTTGTTGACTTTGCCAGATTTTCTTT